CGACGCGAGCGTCCCCGCGCACGGCCTCGGAGGCGTGCCCGCCGTCGGAGAGCGCCCACCCTTCCACCGCGCCGCTCACGAGCGCCCCGCCCGCGCTGCGTCGCGCAGCTCGGCCGCCTCGGTGTAGAGCGCGCACACCCCGAGGAGGCGCGCAGACTCGAACTCCGCGCGGCCGGTGCGGAGCCTCGGCGGAGTCATGATGCGGCCCAGCGCGCGAGCGTCGCGAAGGGCGCCCCGCGCCGCTGCGTAGCACTGCGCCGGGGTCACGCTGCACCCCGGGAGGTGAGAATCCCCTCGTACAGCGCCGCCGCTTCGGCCTCCGCGTCGTGGAGCTCCAGGATGGTGTACCCCGCGCCGTCGCAGGCCTCGCACGGCTCGTTCTCCCGGTTGTCCGGTGCCTCGCGCTCGCCGAAGTACACGGGGACGATGGCCCCCTTGCCTCCGCAGCTGTCGCAGGTCACGCGCTCCCGGTAGACCCCGTCCGCGTACTCGATTCTGTATCTCATGCTCTCCACCGCCTCTCTGCCGCTCGTTATGCCCTTCCGCCGTGCGCGCGTCAAACTGTTTTTTCTCACCTTGCGAAAAAACCTTCTCACTGCTAGGAAAAGGCATGCTATCCAAACGACTCGCCGAGCGGCGCGCGGAGGTGGGGCTCTCGGGCCGTGCTCTCGGTGCGGCAGCTGGCCTTTCCACGCGCATCGTCGCGCTCATCGAGCGCGGCGAGACAAACCCGAAACGAACGACGATTGACGCGCTCGCCGTCGCCCTGGGGTGCCATGCTGAATGGCTCGCCACGGGCGCCGGACCGAAGCTCAAGAGGAGAAAAGCAGCATGAATACCCCGAAAAAGAAGGCTCAGACGCGCCGGCAACCTACCGCGCCGGACCCGCGGCAGCCGGACCCGACGAACCCCGCGCACTACCGCTCGCACCCCTCGGGCGTGGAGTGCATCACGGTGACCGAGCACCTCGGGTTCTGTCTCGGCAACGCGGTCAAGTACATCTGGCGCTCGGGGGAGCGGGCGGAGCGGACCATCGAAGACCTGCGGAAGAGCCGTTGGTACCTCGACCGCGAGATCTCCCGCCTCGAAGCAATGGAGAAGCCCATTCCCTACCGGCTGGTGAAGCCGTGAGCGCCTACGTGCGGATCACCTTCCGCGACCTGGACACGGGCAAGCAGTGGTCCTGGCGCATGCGCGCCGACGTGGCTGCGGCACGGGCTGCGGAGCACGTCGCCGCGTGGGCAGCGGATGGGCAGCGCGTGGAGGTGGTGTCTTGAACCTCGAGCAGATCCGTCGCGAAGCCCGGCGCGTCGTCGCCGAGCTGCACGCCTGGGCTCGTCGCGACTTGGACGGCTGGGGCGTGGCGCGTGCGAGGGACGGGCGGCGCCGGTCCTACTCGCCGGACACGAGCTCGGCGCGGTACCGCGAGAGCGCGCTCCGCGGCTCGCGGCGGGCGGGTGCTCTCTCTCGCGGGAGGCCGCAGTGATCGCCCTCTTCGCAGCGGGGCTTCTCGTTTCGCTCGGGCTCTACGAGCTCCGGAGGTGGCTATGAGGCTCGCGATCCTTCTCGCCGCGATGATGCGGCTCGGCACGGGCGGAGACGTGCGCGCGCTCGCCGAGGCCATCGCGGCCAGTGACGCCACCTGGGAGGAAGCTACCTGGCTCGCGGCCATCGCCTACCGGGAGAGCTCCTACAGGCTACGCGCGGTCGGGGACCACGGGCGCTCGCTCTGCGCGTACCAACTCCAGGGCGCGCCCCGGGCGGTCCTCACGGATGCGGCGCTCTGCACGCGGCTCGCTCTGCACGCGTTCCGGGCGAGTGCGCGGCTCTGCCCTGCGCAACCCATGGCAGCCTACGCGGGCGCGCCGTGCGGCTCGGTGGTCGCGGGGCGCATCTCGCGGGACCGGGACGCGCTCCGGCGGCGCATGTTCGGCGGTGGGCAATGAAGCCCGCGAAGGGCGAGGAGCTGCGGCTCGCGGTCGATCGTGGTGGCGCACGCTGCCAGCGTCGCGTGTACTACCCCGGCATCGGGCTCGCTGCGTGCGGGTTGCCCGCTGGGCTCGCCGTGCAGGCCGAGGCTGGCGGGATGGCCTCGGCACGATGCGAAGCCCACTACCGCGACGAGGTGCGCTCATGAGCGGCCCATCGCGAAAGAGAAACGCCTTCCTCACCGATGGCGAGGCCAAGGCGCTCGAGGTGTGGATCGGGCTCGTCGGGGCGGAGCCGGTAGCGCGCGCGCTCGGCATCGCCGACACGGCGCTCGACCAGGTGCGGCATTCCGGGCCGGTGACGGCGCGGCTTGCTGAGCGCGTGCGCGCGGGGCTGGTGCCTCGTGGCTAGCCCGGCGAAGCCCGGCATCGCTGCCATTCGTACCGAGTACGGCGGGCAGAGTTTCCGCTCGCGTCTTGAGGCTCACTGGGCCTGCTTCTTCGACGCGCTCGGGTGGCCGTGGGAATACGAACCATTCGACCTGCACGGGTACATCCCTGACTTTATCCTTCGGCTTCACCGGCCCGTTCTGATCGAGGTGAAGCCAGAGATGGAGTTCGCCGCGCTCGGGCAGCACATGGCAAAGATCGACGCGAGCGGGTGGGATGCTGAGCGTGATGCGATCGTTGTCGGTGCATGCCTGTTTGACGAGTCTGATGTGCATTGGGGAATGCCGGACGGACCCGCTCTAGGGCTGTCGCGCGAAGGGTTGAGCCCAGCACCTCTCATGATGTGCGCGTCGTGCCATCGGCCGAGCTTTTACGACACGAACTGTAGTTGGGCGTGCCGCGTGTGCGGATTCTATGACGGCGGCAGAACGAGCGCAGGGCCGCTAACCACGGCTCTGCATGCCTGGCGACAGACGGCAGCTCGAGTGCAGTGGAGGCCGCGATGACGCCCCGCAAGGTGCGCCCGGTCACGCCAGCCACGGAGAAGCACCGCCTTGCCGCGATGGCGAAGCTCTGCGAGCTCCAGGCGTCAGCCCTCGCGCTCGGCGCGCTCGCGGTCGCTCGGCTCGACGTGCGCACGCCCAACCCGCTGAACGGCATCGGGGCGGGCTCCCGCATCGCGCTCTCGCGGACCCGGAAGAAGCAGCGCGGGCTTGCTGCGCTGGTCGTGCGCGGGGCGCTGCGCGGGCGCGCGCTGCTGCCGTGCGTGGTGCTCGTGCGCCGCGTGGCGCCGTCGTCAGGGCTCGACCCGCACGACAGCCTGCCGGCGAGCCTCAAGTCGATCGTCGACGGGATCGCCGACGCGCTCGGGCTCGCGAGCGACCGCGACGCGCGGGTGCGGTGGACCTATGCGCAGCGGCGCGGGGTGCCCGGCGAACACGCGGTCGAGGTCGAAGTCTGGCCGATGGCTGCTGATTCGTAACGTTTGCGCGTTACGCAATAACGGGGTAGGGTCACGCTATGAGTTTCGTCAAACTGCACTCGGTCATTCTGACCTCTACCGTCTGGATGCTCTCCGCCGAGGAGCGCATCGTTTGGATCACCCTGCTCGTCATGGCCGACCAGGACGGGCTCGTCTCGACCAGCATCCCGGGGCTGGCGCACACTGCGCGCGTTGACCTTGGTGTGGCGGCGAGGGCGATCGAGGTCTTCACCTCGCCCGACCCCTACAGCCGAACCGAGGAGAACGAGGGGCGGCGCCTCGAGCGCGTGGACGGCGGTTTTCAACTGCTAAATCACGCGAAGTACAGGGAATTGCAGGGCCTCGAGCATCGCCGGGCGCTCGCCGCGAAGCGTCAAGAGGCATGGCGAAAGCGTCACGCAGCGGACGTGACGTCACGTGACGGCGCGTTACGTAACGCGTTACCTACGTCACGTTACGTTATTGTAACGCCATCAGAAGCAGAAGCAGAAGCAGAAGCAGAAGCAGAAGCAGAAGCAGAAGCAAGAGACCCTGAGGGAGAGGCGGCGCAAGCGCCGGCCCCGCCCAAGGTGAAGGCCAAGGCAGCAGCCAGGGGCTCCCGCATCCCCGAGGGCTTCACGCCGAGCGAGGCCACCCTTGCCGCTCTTCGGGCTGAGGGCATCGCCGACCCCGTGGCTTGCCTGCCGAGCTTCAAGGACTACTGGACGGCGCGGTCCGGGGCAGGGGCCGCCAAACTGGACTGGGACGCGACCTTCCGCGTGTGGGTCCGCAAGGACGGCGTGCGCGCCCCGAGCGGCGGCCCGCAGCGCCCCGGCTCCGGTGGCCGGCTGATCCAAGTGCCGCTGCCCGAGCAGGCCGACCGATTCGACTTTTCCGAGGAAGCCAACGACCGGCGCCGCGTCGAACGCGAGCGCAGAAACGCGGGGATGTGATGTTCGATTTTCGCTCAATGTTGCCCGAGAACATGCGCCACGACTTCGACGCCGCGGCCCAGGCCGAGCGCGAGCGCGCCGCCCACGCTGCCGCGTGCACGCTGCCGCTCTGCGACCGCTGCGGCCGGCTGGCGTGCTCCTCGCCCGGCTGCGGCAAGCTCGCCGTCGACGGCACGAGCTGCCGCGCCCACGTCGCCGAGCAGCTCGCCGAGCAGGCGCGCGCGCACCGCGAGCGGATGGTCGCCGAGCAGATCCCCGAGGCGTTCCGCGAAGCGTCCCTTGACGCTCCGTGGCTGGCCCGCCTCGTCGGTTCGGCGAACCTCGAGAAGGCGCGCGCGATCGCCCTCGGCCGCGGGTGGGTGACGGCCTACTCGCCGCGCTCGGGGGCGGGGAAGACGTCGCTCGTGGCCGCGATGGTGCGCGAGCGCGCGCGCCGCGATGTCGTGTGGACCACGGCGCGCGCCCTTGCGACCGCGAGCGCGTACGCCAAGCTGGGCGAGGAGCCGCCCGCCCTCGCTGCCGCCCGGGGCGCTGGGCTGCTCGTCGTCGACGAGCTCGGCACCGAGGCAGACCGGTTCGGGGCGTCGGTCGCTGACGTGGTGATGGATCGGCACGACCTTCGGCGCGACGTGTGGATCACCACACCGCACACGGGCGCGGGCCTCGCCGCCCGCTATGGGTCCGGGCTCGTTCGCCGCCTCACGGACAACGGCGAAACCCTGCACCTCCGGGGCGGCCAATGAGCGGCGAGCGGCACACCTACCCAGGGCGGCCGAGCCACTGCCCCGGAGCGCTGCGCGAGGGCGGACGCGTGCAGCACGGCGGCCTCGTGCCAACGGCGGACATCGTGCGCGAGGGGCCGGAGGGCCGAACGGTGCTCGTGAACGCGGCGGGGCTCTGCTCGTCGTGCGAGGCGCTCGAGCAGCTCGACCGCGAGCAGCGGCGGCGCCCGGCCGAGGACGCGCCCCGTAGCCGACGGGGGCGCTCGTGAGCCGCCCGCTGACGATGCTCGGCGGTCTCGCGCCGTGGCTGCCGACCGCTGGGCTCCGCCGCGAGGTGGACGCCGACCGCGAGAGCGGCATCCGGGTCGTGCCGCCCCGCGAGCCGAGCCCGCGCGACCAGTACTCGCCCGCGACGCTCGCGCTCGTCGACGGCCTTCTTGCCCGCTGCGCGGCTCGGCACGGGGTCACCCCCGAGGCTGCACGCTCGAGGCGCACGGCCCCGGCGCTCGCAGCGCGGTACGAGTGGATCCGCGTGCTGCGCGACACCTGGGCGCTCTCGGCGAGCGAGACGGCGCGCATGGTCGGGATGGATCACGCCTCGGTGCTCTACGCGCTCGGGCGCAGGGGGCCGCAGTGAGCGCGCCGGGCTGCGGGCACGCGCCGAGCCTCGGCGTGGTCTGCTGCGACCGCTGCGAGCGCGAGGCGATCATCTGGGCGGAGCTCGCCGGGGCCTGTGCGCTGCCGTGCAGGTTCACCCCGTGCCGCTGCGCGGTGCAGGCCGCGGAGTTCGCCGCGCCTCCCCGGCGGCAGCTCGCGCTCGGGGGCATCTCGTGACGCCGGCGCGGAGGCGCTCACGCCGCGAGGCCGTGGGCTGGCTCTCGGCGGTCCTGCGGGGCCTGCCGAGGGACCACGCGGGGATGGCCCGCCTTGCCGCCTGGGCGGGGCTCAGCGGCTGCGGCTGCCCGTGGACGGTGGCAGAGGCGGCATGCATGCGCGGACGCGTCCACGGGGCAGCTAGGGGGCCGGAATGGTGAGGGGCGAATGGCGCGAGCGTTGCCGGCGCTGGGCTGCGTCTGCTTGGCACGCGCGTTGCCGACGGAATCTCCCAGGAGGGTTCACCTTGGGGCGTCCCTGCACGTCGACGCGTCCACGGCCCCGCCACGGGCAGCACGGGGCCGAAGGGGTGTGGTACAAGAAAAGTGCTCGGCGTCCTTGGCGGGACCCGAGCTTGACCAGGAAGGCTAATTCCCGATGAACGAGAACCTACACCACGCCGTGTCGCGTGGCGAATCACCGCGTGTACCCCACCAGGCCAGCCGAGAGCGGCGGGCTAAGTTTCTCGCGACCCCATGCGCCGGAGGTTGCCCTCGGCTCCCACCAGCATCGGCGGCAAGGCAAAAGAACCCAAAGGCGTGGAAGTGCGCGAGGTGCGCCAAGGGTCGGCCGCGCATTCCTCCGACGGGCCCATGCGCTGGGCACGAGGCACCATGCGGCGCGATGCCCGCGAAGAACAGCCTGCAGCCTGCCGATGGCCCATGGCGGTGCCGAACTTGCGCCTCGCGCAAGGCGCAGGCAGAGCTTTCGGGCGACGCGAAGGCTCGGGCTCGGAACGGATTCCGGCAGTGGTGGGCGGCGCTGTCCGAGGAGCAGCGCCAGGAAGAGCGGAACAAGCGCTGCCAGCTTCGCGAATGCGGGGCGCCTGGCTGCCAAGAGCGCCCGGCAGAAGGCCGCGCCTACTGCTCTGCGGCGTGTCGACAGGCGGGCCGGCCGAGACCAACGCCCACGCCTTGCATGGCGTGCGGGAGCCCTTCGCCCCAAGGCCGCCGGACATGTTCGCTGGAGTGCCAAAAGAAGGTTGCGGCCAGCGTTGTGGCCGTCCGTTCTGATGCGTGCAGGGCTCGGCGCAGGAAAGAGAAGGCGGCCAGGTATCGGCGTCCTGACAAGCAGCAGGTGATCGAGCGCCTCACCCGAGAGCAGGGCGAAGCCTGCGCCGTGTGCCTAGAAACGGTGCCGCTGGTGCTCGACCACGACCACGCCACGGGCGACCCAAGGGCCATGCTCTGCCGAAGGTGCAACGCCGGCTTTGGCCTGATGAGGGAGTGCCCAAGCAAGATTCGCGGGCTCCTGGCCTACGCGGAGCGCTACCGGGTTATGGCACCCCCGCCCCCTTGATCCAGTCGTCTCTCGCTCGGGATTTTACAAAAAACAGCACGAATGCCACATGGTTGGCCCCTAATGTGGCATAGAAAGTACTGATATGGCACCTCCCCGAACCCAACTGGCACCCGAAGTGGAAGCGCAGATGCGCGCCCTTGCTGCTCGCGGGCTTGGGAGCAAGGTGATCCACGCTCGGCTCTCCGCCGCAGGATGTACCGCCAGCCACCGAACCATCGCGAGGAGGCTCGAGGAGCTCCGCCCCGGCGTCCAGGCTGAGCGCGCCGCGGCGTTGGTCGAGGCTCCGAAGCTCGTGGAGCCTCCCGAGGAGGCGCCGCCCGTGCCCATGGCGCCCGACGCGGGCGCGGCGCTGAGCGCGGCCGAGCGCCAAGTCGACGCGCTCCTGGCCCGCTCTCCGGTCTGGCGCCGCATTCAGGCCGCCATCGCTGCCTCGCTTGCGACCTATCCTGACGCCGCGGCTGCGGTAGCCCGAGCACTCCGAGAGGTGACCCTATGATCGTCGACAGAATCCGCGGGCTCGCTCGCGTACCAGGCTCGAGGCTCCGAGCCGCTGACGAGAACTTCCGCGTTCACGACGCGCGGCAGCGTAAGGTCCTCAAGGGTCTGCTCGCCGAGGTGGGCATCATCGGCGCCGTGCTCGCGTGGGTGCCCGACGACATGGCGCGCGCGGCGCTCAGGAGCTCGCAGGACTTCGCCGCGTGGCTTGCCGGCTACGATGGGCCCTTGCAGCTCGTCGACGGCCACATGCGGGCCGAGGAGCTTCGGGGGCAGGCTATCCCGGTGCTCGTGACGGACCTGTCGCGCGCCGAGGCCGCGAAGGCGCTCGCAACCTTCGACGCGGTGGGAGACCTCGCGGGCAGGGACGCAGCGAAGCTCGCGGCGCTGCTGGAGGACGTGGGGCGAGGAGCGGAGGAGGGGACCGAGGAGCTGCTCGCGGCGCTGAGGGGCCCGACCTTCGAGCCTGTCGACGAAGGGCAGCAGGGGCAGCTTGATCAGAAGGCGCCGCCTCCACCGTGCGAGAGGTGCGGCTATGTCGCTCAAGCTTGATTGGTGCTCGCACGCAGCAGCAAAGTGGGCGGTGGAAAACTGGCACTATTCCAAGACTATGCCGGTGAGCAAAAACGCCAGGCTCGGCGTCTGGGAGGACGGAGCATTCATCGGCGCGGTGGTCTTCGCGACAGGCGCAAACATGAGCCTCGGCGCGCCCTACGGGCTGACCTCGCTCGAGGTCTGCGAGCTTGTGCGGGTCGCGCTCAAGGCCCACAAAGCCCCAGTGTCTCGCATCGTGGCCATCGCGCTCCGTATGCTAAAAAAGCACTGTCCAGGGACGAGGCTCGTCGTCTCGTTCGCAGACCCGATGGAAGGCCACACCGGAGGCATCTATCAGGCTGGCGGGTGGCTCTACACTGGGCGCTCTTCGGACTCGTACGAGTTTCGTCTAAACGGCAAGCGTCTACAGAAGCGCGCATACACCGGCTTCAACTTCAGTGACCTCAAAAGGCAGAAACTTCCGCCTGGCGCGGTGAAGGTCCCCACAGTCGGCAAGCATCGCTACTTGATGCCTCTCGACGCCGAGATGCGGGCTCGACTCGCCGGACGCGCCATGCCATACCCGAAGCGTAACGCGCTCGTCGCAGTAGGCGGACCGGCCTCCAAGCCGGCGGACGTGCAACCCGATCCGGGCGCTCCAAAGTGAAATCCGCCGCCGCCCACGCGCTCGCCGACGCCATCGTCGAGGCTGCCGCTCGCGCCCCGGCGCTCCCCGACGAGGTGCCCGACGACGCGGACGAAAGCGCGCTCGCCGGCCTCCACGCTCGGGCAAGCGCGGCGCTCCGCGTCGCCGAGCTCGCGGGGGACTTCTCCGCGTTCGCGAGCTTCGGGCGGCTCCTCGTGAGCATCGAGGAGCACCGCAGGAAGATCGCCCCGCCGCCGGTGGAAGACCCGAACGAAGCGATCGACATCCGCGCCGCGGCCGAGCGCGCGAAGCTCCTCGACCTCGAGACGCTCGAGAACATCATCGCGAACGCCGCGATCCTGAGGCCCGCGCCGTGAGCGAACAGAGCCCGCGCGTCAAGACGATCGAGCGGCTCCTCGCCGCGCTCGGGCCGGACGGCGCGCGCGCCGCGTTAGCGAAGAGTCACGAGGCGCTGAGCAATGTGGAGCTCGCGGCGCTCGGGCACATGTGGGAGGGGCACTGGGCGCGCCCTGCGCAGCTCCCGCCGGCGGGAGCGTGGCTCAACTGGATCTTTCTCACCGCTCGAGGGTGGGGCAAGACGGCCGCCGCGGCCCCCGCCATCGTGAGCATGCTCGAGCGCGGCGAGGTGCGCGAGATGGGCATGGCCGCGCAGAATGATGTGAAGACGTACGACGTCAACGTGCTCGGGCTCATCGAGGCGAGCCCGCCGAGGTTCGTGCCGAAGTGGATCGACGGCGAGGCTAAGCTCGTGTGGCCGAACGGCGCCGTGGCCTACGCGTACACGCCGGAGGCGCCGCAAAACATCCGCTCGAAGAACCTGCACCTTTGCTGGCTCTCCGAGCTGCAAAGCTGGCCGACGGCAACGCGCGAGGAGGCCTACATCAACTTTCGATTCGCGACGCGGAAGGGCCGCGCGCGCATGATCGTCGACGCGACGCCGAAGGCCGGGCACCCCATCCTGCGCCGGCTCCTGCGTATGGCGGAGCGTGACCCCGTGGCGAACGTCGTCGTGCGCGGGTCGATGCGCGAGAACTACGCCCACCTGGCGCCCGCGGCGGTCCGCGCGCTGATCGAGGAGTTCGAGGGCACGACGGCAGGACGCGAGGAGCTCGAGGGCGAGATGAGCCTCGAGTCAGACGAGGCGGTTACGGTCACGTCGGAGCTGCTCCGTGAGCGGCGTCGCGCGGCGCCCGCGCGGTACCTCCGCCGCGTGATCTCGGTCGACCCCGCGACGACCAGCAAGGCCGGCTCGGACACGACCGGGATCGCAGACCTCGGGCTCGGCGCCGACCGCATGGCCTACGTGATCGCGGACCATTCGGGGCGGCACACGGCGCGCGTGTGGGGCGCGCTCGTGATCGACCTCTACCTCGGCGGACGGTGTGACTGCGTCGTCGTCGAGACGAACAAGGGCGGCGAGCTCGTGGCTCAGAACATCCGGGCCGAGGTCGGCGACAAGGGGATCGGCGTCGTGGTGCTCGCGAAGGACCAGGCGACGCCGCCGCACAACCCGCGCGTGATCTACGTGCGGGAGGTGTACGCGCGCCGGGACAAGTCGGACCGCGCGAAGCCCGTCACGACGGCTTACGAGCGCGGGCGCGTGTGGCACGTCGCGGGCGCCAACCTCGCATCGCTCGAGACCACGCTCACGACGTGGGTGGACGGCCCGCGGGTGGTGTCGCCTGGCGACCTCGACGCGCTCGTGCACGGCGTCGTCGAGCTCCTCGGCCTGGCGACGGAGCGGGTGGATCACTCGGGCGGGACGCGGGGGATCATGACGGCGCAACGGGAGCTGATGAAGCCGTCGCGTGGGGCGGCGCTGACGTCTATGCTGGTGGGGCCACGCGGAAGAGGAAGGACGATATGAGCGTCGATCACGAGGCCTTTGCCGACGCGAACCAGCCGCCACGTGCTGCGAGGGCGCAATGAGCTTCGACCACGACCCGACGGAGATCAACGCGCTGGCCATCCTCGGCGCCGACCCGGACGTGAGGGAACTGGCCTCGCTGGAACGGCTGCGGCTGGCCGCGAAGGTGGCGCAGGCCGAGCGGAACATGAGCGAGAAGACCCGCGCTCGCCGGTGGAAGAAGGACTCTGGCGCGGTCATCACGCACGGCGAGCTGATAGGCGAACTGAACAAGGCTCAGAAGATCGCGATCGACGTCGCTCCGCTCCCGGTCAGGGAGCGCGCGCGCGTGATGGCTCGGCGGGGGATGAGCCTAAATGCGATCATCGAAGCGCTTGGGCTCCATGGGATCGACGCGCCGTCAAGGTCGACGCTATACAAAATGGTGCGCAACATCATGGCAGAGCGGGGAGCGAACTGCGTGGTCTGCGGGGCGGTGTTCCGGCCTCGCGGTCGTTCGGCTGTCTGTGAGAGCATCGAATGCCGGTCCCCTATTTGCCCGTGCGGATGCGGCAAACGGGGGACGCCGAAAGGTAGCAAACAAGCAAGCTGGCGTGGGAAGCCATGGCAATGCAAGCCGTCGTCAGGCCGGATGACACTGGCCGGGCATAAACAGCGGCTGGCAGCACGAACGTCGGAACAGCGGAGCGAGAGCGCTCGCAAAGGCAAGGCCAAACAGTCGCCGGAATCGCGGAGCGCGGCGGCGCGGAAGGCCAACGCAAGCAAGACGCCTGAGCAGCGGCGCGTCGAGGGGCTGAAGGCGGCCGCCACCCGGAAGGCCAGGCGCGCGGGCCAGACTGAGCCCCCGCCCTGAATTCGAAGGACGTTCGAACGTCTGAGCCAGGATGCGGATTCTCGTCTTCGTGGGGGCGCTGTGTCTCGTGGCGTGCTTCGGGCAGGTGGAGGAGCCGCCGCCCGTCGAGCCCGACGCCTCCCCGCCCTGCGCTCCACGTCTCGCCGCTGACGGCGTGCGGCGGTGCCTGCCCGCGGGCGTGGAGGGCGAGGAGTACTTCCGCCCGGCGCTCTGCGGGGCTGCCCCGCTCGCTGTCGTGCCCGCGGGCACCCGCGCCGCGTACGTCCTGACGAGCGCCGTGGTGCCGCACCTGGACGCGCCCCCGTGGACCCGTGTGTTCGACGGCTCGCGCCCGTCGCTCGACGTGAGCGTCTGCCAGTGGCACGGGGCCGCCTGCGCGTGCCGGCCGGTGCGCGAGGGCGAGGCCGTCTACGCGACGGAGCTGCCGCCCACGGCGTTCCCCGCGGCGCCCTGAGCGGCAGCCTTCGCCGCCTCGTCGCGCGCGTCGAGCACGCCGATGGGGATCGCCCCGTCCGGGTGAACGGTGCCGTCCGGGTTCGCCAGGGCGGTCGCGCCCCCCGTGGCCCGCACCTCGTTCGGGGTGAGCCAGCGAATGACGTCCGTGGGCGCGAGCGCGAAGGCCGGCGCCTTCGTCTGCTGCTCCGGCAGCCTCGGCGCGGTCACGCGGTACCGCGCCGCGCACTCGTCGATCCACGGCTGGTCGATGATGAGGCCGAGCGCCCGCGCGCGGTCGAGCGCGTCGAAGAAGAGCGCCTCGCGCTTGCCGAGCGCCTCGACCTCGCCCTCCTCCTCGGGCCGAGGGATCTGGTAGCGCAGCTCCGGCGCGAGCGTCGAGTCGCCGAAGTTGATCGCGGTCCAGACGTCGAGGAGCCCGGTCGCGAGCGCCGCCTCGATCGTCTCGAGGTCACCCTGCACGATGGTCGACGCGACGCCGAAGAGGGCTGCGATGTCGACGCCCGGCGCGCCGCCGGCGGCCCCGAGGGTTCCGTCGGTGCCGAGGTAGATCCGCGCGGCCGCCTTCTCGGCGACGAGCACGAGCTCTTTCCAGACCTGCCAGGCCTGGGAGCTGTTGACCAGGTACTCGATGCTTGAGCCGAAGGGCTTGATTCCCGTGGGCGCCTGGGCGGTGGCGATCGCCTGCAGCAACTCGAGGAAGCCCGACGCCTCGCGGGTGAGCACGCCCTCCGAGGCCTCCAGGGCCATCCCCTCGGGCAGTGTCCCGATCGGCTTCGCGTTGCCGTGGGTCGCCGAGCCCATCGTCCAGTCTTTGGCGGCGAACGCGTGCCGCGCCCAGATCACCGAGGCTGGGACGATCGCGCCGTGCTTGTGGGGCTCGTGCTCGCAGACCGCGACGACGATCCATTCGCCGTCGCCGTGGACGATCTCGACCTCGCCGCCGGCAAAGGACCCGTCGGCGCTCTCGATGCGTGTATAATACCCGCGCTTGTACTCGTCCCACCGAACGTGGCGGATGGGCCAGAAATTCGCGTATAGGTCGACGCGCGATCCGTCGTCGCGCACCTGCCGCGTGAGGCGAAGGAACGCCACGCCGTGGTTGACGAGGCACCCGTGCAGGTTGAGCCGGGTCGCCATCGTGAGGGCGATCCCGCTGTCGCCGTAGAGCGAGGCCGCCTCTTCGGAGATCGACGAGGCCTTCCCCTTCGCCACGGCCGGCCGCATCGTGACGGCGATCGAGCGCTGGGGAGCGAGCCGGTTTCCGTAGGCGGTGAAGAGCGCGTCGTCGGTGCGCATGGCGTCGGCCATGTCGGCGGCGAGTCGGAACTGGCCGCGCATCTGGGCGGAGCGTGCCGCGTAGATCTGTTCGACCGTCCAGCCCTCGAGGAGCCCCGAGCCGGACGGCGGCCGCTTCTCGCCCTTGGCCGAGCTGGCGAATTCTCCAGCTTTGCGGATTTTCTGCGCGCGCTTCGGGGCTCTGGCCATGGTTTTTCGTAGCACGTCAAGTCTCTCTTGCGTCTCAATTTAGAATGGGCTACGCCTCCCACATGGCGATTGAGACGCGAATGAGACGTGACGCACATGCCCGGCCGGTGGCCGAGCGCGCTGCCGTCGCGGCTCCGGTCGCCCCCGATCTCGCCGCCCTCGTGGCCCACTACCAGCGGGAGCTTCGGCTCCTGGACTGGCGCCTCGACGTGTCCTACGCGCCGGACCTCGCCGATTCGCGCGGGCGTCCGGTGTGGGGCC